GTTGCATTGGTTGCCTCGTGCTCAATCGTTCGTCTTCTATCAGATGTTGTTACAACACGACATTGATGGTGAGATGACCGATAAGAAAATGTGCGAGATTAACAGACGCATAGAAATCATCAACGCCAGCATCAGCAAGCATTCGCATTGGTATTCAGCAACCGAAGGATTCCAACATCAGTTGAATGATGTCGTTGTCTATTGGGGGCTTACGACAAATGTATCGCATATGTCTGCGACTAAATGGAATGCTTGGTTTGCAAAGGCACACGCTCGTAGGAGTATGGAGACTCATAAACAGTATGGTTGGCAGAATGCTGAACTGAAACCCTACGAACAGTTGAAACGAGAAGATGCCAACGCCAGTTGAGGTTGTTGTAGTATCCCTGTGGCTCTGCTTATTAGTTAAGGTATTGCGAAAATAAAACGCAAAAACCTCGGTTCGAATGAGGTTTCACCACTAATAGAACCACCACATCACAGTCCACGCATCGAGCAGGTGCGTGGATTTCTTTTTATGCTCCCAGCATCAATCATAATACCCATAGAGACAGCACGGCACCTACGCACGACTGCCTCTCCGCACGAACCAACAACAAGTGCGGTGATAGAACGATACGCATATGGCAAAAACCGAAACCGAAATGAAGAACGAACTGAAAGCGAAACAGAAAAAGTTCGAAGCGAAACAGAAACTGAAAATCCAAGCGATGATGGAAAAGTTGGAGACGATTAAGAATGCGGAATTCAAAATCAAGGCTCCGAAAGTTAAGACGCTCACCGCAACCGAGTTCAAAAAGCGTGTGGCTGAAATCGCCAGCGAGTCCGAAGCGTTCAAGAAAATCAAGAAGCCGACCATTCAGCAAATCGCAAAGTGGACTGACGAAATCGAACCTGTGCTGATGAGCATTATCGCAACCGCAAAGCAGGCGAAAGAAAAGGCTCTCGAAAATATGGACAGCCCGAAGGACAAGCGAACCTATCGCCGACTGATTGATAAGGTTGAGAAGACCGGATTGAAAGCGAAGGATTACCTCCCCGCAATCAAGGCTCAACAGAATCGCATCAAGAATATCAGCGAAGATATCGGAGACATTACCAAGTATCTCACCAAGTGAGTTTGATTACGCTCGGAATATTAATCATCGCTCTCCGTTTGTTAGCAGGAAAATAATCCGTAGCACAACGCACGGCATCACAGAAAAGAATGCACACCCAATCCCTACGGGGGGCGGGGGTGCATTTCTTCTTGATACCCCACTTTCTCAACGCATTCAGATACACACTTTTTACTTGCAAAAGACTAGTAGTGATGAAGGCAGGGGGTTATTAGGGGGGTAGGTGGTATATGTTGTCAAGGGGTAACTGCTTGGTGGGGTCAATATATGGCGTTTTTTAATGTTCTGGGTAGGGGGAAATGTATTTCCTAGGGGGGTGTAATAGATTTCCCTAGGGGGGTGCTATGGATTTCCTACATATAGAATAGGGTATAGGATAGACTATAGAGATACAGGGATTGACATATGAATTCCTTTGGGGAAAGTAGTCATATGAACCACAAGGAAGCGGAGTTGGTAGACATTCTGAACATCACCAGAGCCGAATTTAAGTATCTACGGAAGAATCTGGCTAATTCTGATAAGAATGTCGGTCCTCTTTGGGTCAGAGAGGAGTCAAACAAGCCAGAACACCTGCGTACTGTGTATTGGACTGATGCTGGTATGTACTTTCTAAGGGCTTACCTGTCCGAGAAGGCTGGTCAGCCTGTGATTAAGCCAGATACTGATATGAAAGTAATGACTAAGGCTCAGTTTCTAGATATGGTGCATAAGACCAAGTGGGTAGGCAAGGTTGTCAGAAACCTATACAAGAATCATATGGTGTTGATGGTGGAACACAACTCTGGGTTTAATGTTATGGTCAATTGCCGTGACAACCAACTTTTCTCCAAGGGTGCGTGGGTCGTAGTTGACACCAATGAGAATAGCCACACCGTTCGTGGTCAGTCCTTTAAATCCTATGAAAAAGCCTTCGAAACCTGCTCCCGCCAAGGAAAGTAATACCTACCTTAAAAATCTGACTCAGTCCTTGGGTATCCCCAAGTTTAAACCCCTCGTTCACGAACCTAAGAGCGATGAAAAGGGTGCGAAGAAGGCGTGACGGTTACTTCTTTGATGACGAACTTGATGAAGAAGAAGAGATTGACCTCTATTTCTACGACCAATAACAAAATCGCAGTTCTGACCTAACGGTCAGAACGATACAGAACTAATTTACGCATTGGTAGCACAATGGTTGTGCAACAGTTTTGTAAACTGTAGGTTGTCGGTTCAAGTCCGACCCGATGCTCCACTTTAACACTATGGAAGAAAAATGGCTCCCAGTACCAATCAAGCAATTTGAGGGCTTGTACGAGATTTCAGACCAAGGGAGGCTAAGGTCTTGCCCCAAGACCACAAGTGACGGCAGGAGGCTTCCCAGCAGGGTAATTAAGCCTACTGCTACCAAGGCTGGATACTTGCAATTCAAGTTGCACAATAATAAATTTAGGCATAATGTAAATGCTCACAAGATGGTTGCTATTACCTTCGGTCTAATTCATTGGAATGAACACTCTTTAACAAATATGCAAATTAACCACATTGACGGAAACAAGCACAATAATTCTGTGTCGAATCTAGAGGCTTGCACTCCTAGCGAGAATCTTATTCACGCTTACAAGACAGGACTTAGAAAATAATGGCTGACCCTATTGATATTAACAAACAGATTGAAGAGTTAATGTCTCTTCAACCAGTAACGACTAGACCACGCCCTAAAAGTAATACTAGTGCAATGTCTGTTGTGGGCGATAACCCAAGAACTGCAATTACTACTGGTGCTGGTGCTTATGCTGTGGCTAAGGGTTCAGAGGCTTGGCAAAATATTTATCGTGACATTGGTAAAACGATGAAGGCATCTGGTAAGGCTGAAGCAGAAGCGGTAAAAGAACTTACGGCTATGGGTTTTAATGCAAAAGGGACTATGCCTAAAGTTGGTTCTAAAGAATTTGTAGCACTTGCAAGAGAAGCCGCAGTTAACCAAAAACTTGGTTGGATTCCTTATTTTGGTCAAAGATTTTCAAACGCTTCTGCGACTACACAACTTCCAAAGGTTCAACTTACTGGAAGTCCTCCATTAACTACTAGGTCTCCTGCTGGTATTGGCGTTCTTAAGCCAGCACAAGTTACGCCTCCTCTTTCCGCTAAGACTGTTCTTGAACTTGCAAAAGCAGGAAGAATTTCTCCGCAGGGTGCATTAAACACAACTCCAAAGTTTACTTTAAATGAAGCACTTCCTCCAGAAGGGGTTTCAAATTGGACTAAGGCTGGAAAGGCTTATGCCAATATGATGGGTGGAGATGTTAAGATTAATAGTATGAAAAATCTTCGTAGTGGATTTAAAGGTGCTAGACTTGCTGGTGTTTCTTCGGCTCTTGAACTTGGTGGCGGTCTGTATGATGTTTTTGGCGATAACGGTGTGTATATGAATCAGTATAGAGACTGGATGGAAGGACCAGATTTTGCTGGAAAACAAGCACTTGCCGTTGCAGGCGGTGCTTTAAAAAGCGGAATGAGAATGGGAAGAGGTGCAGGTGATGCTCTTACTTGGGGTGGACTCACTCTGTCTGGTGCTCCAGATTGGAAGGAAAGAGAAACGGCTCACGAAAGGGCTACAAGAATTTATTTGGCTGGAAACAAACAGGCAGGAGATAAAGGAAATGAGTTGTACCCACTTATTCGTGGTGCTAAAACTATGTCTAAAGATAGTGCTAAAATGGCTCCAGATGAAAAGTCTAAAAGATGGCAACAGATTTACTCGGATGAACTATCTAAAGAAGGGGTTCCAGATAGTTGGCTAACTCCAGATATGTACAAAGGTCCAGAGTATGAATATGTTTTTGGACGAGAACCAAGACTTCTAGGTGGAACAACACAGCCCGAAATCGATGAGTATTATGCTAGACTTGCATATAATGACGAGAAAAACGCTAATGTTACTCCCTCAATGCGTGTAAACGATTTTATGACAGGACTGTGGAGGTAAGTTTCACACCTTCTCCGCATCCGTTTCTTAAGATGCCAGACATTAAGATGCTCGTTGAGCGTCTTGGTGTTGAGAAGACTGCTGAAGTTCTTGAACTTAGAGAAGATAAAATTCTTGCTGAACAATTAGACCCATTTCGTCACGGCTTTGAGCCAGAACATTGGCACGAAGCAGATAGGTTAATTAAAGAAAAACAGGAATTGCTTGTATTAGGTGGCAACCGTGCTGGCAAAACAGAGTGGATGGCAAAGCGTGTAGTGCAGACTTTGGTCGGAAAAAAGAACGCAATGGTCTGGTGTCTTCACACAACCCAGAAGTCTAGCATTCAGATGCAACAGAATGTTGTCTGGAAGTATATGCCTCCAGAATTAAAAAATCTCAAAAAGGGCAAGGTAACTAACATTGCGTACAGTCAGAAGAACGGATTTTCCGAAGAGTCCTTTATTCTTCCTAATGGTTCGCAATGTGTGTTTATGAATTACGCCCAGAAGCGAGATGTTATTGAAGGTGGCGAGTGTGACCTAATCTGGTGCGATGAACTTGTGCCTATGGACTGGGTTGAGACTCTGCGATACCGTCTTGTTACTCGTAGAGGTAAACTGGCAATCACCTTTACCCCTATTGCTGGCTACTCGCAGGTTGTTAAAGAGTTTGTGTCTGGTTGTAATTTCATTAAAACACTTCCTGCCACTATCCTAGACCAAAACAATGTCTATGTTGGTGGTTGTCCAAAGGGTCATATGCCATTTACGGCTCATTCCTATCGTGGAAACGCTTCCGTAATCTGGTTTCACTCTCAACTTAACCCTTACAACCCCTTTGACGAGTTGGTTAAGACTCTTACAGGCAAAAACTTATACGAACAGAAGATTCGTGCCTATGGTTGGGCTGACAATACGGTTGGAAACCAGTTCCCAAGATTTGGAGACAGAAACATTGTGCCGTTAAAGGCTTTACCAGAAGAAGGAACCAATTATATGGTTATTGACCCTGCTGGAGCCAGAAACTGGTTTATGATTTGGGCAAGAAAGGCTCCAGACGGAAATCTGTTTATTTACAGAGAGTTTCCAGACATTTCTTACGGTGAATGGGCTTTGCCTAGTGAGAAAGCAGACGGAAAAGAAGGTATGGCTCAAAGAAATGGTGCTGGTATGGGTATTGATGACTACAAGATGACTATTAGGACTTTAGAGGGCAACGAGGAGATATTAGAACGCTATATCGACCCTCGTGCGGGTGCGACACAGGCAATTGGGCGAGACGGAGGCACATCCGTTATCGAGTTGCTAGACGGAGGCGATAAGCCAATGTATTTCGCACCCTCGGCTGGTGTTGCCATTGAGCAAGGCGTTGCTATGATTAATGACCTGTTGGCGTTTGACATTAATGAACCGCTATCTCCGCTCAACCAGCCAAAACTTTACATTACAGAAAACTGCAAAAACTTAATTTACTGTCTACGAGAATGGACAGGTCACGATGGTGATAAGGGTGCTTCAAAAGACCCTATTGACTGTTTGAGATATTTAGTAGTAATGCAACCAGAGCATATTGACGATAAATCAATTCCTATTAATGTACCCTTTTCATACTAATGAGCAACGAATACGATTCTGAGAAATTTCACGGAGACAACAAAACAGATGACAAACTTCTGTACGGTAGCGAAACTCCTAATATTCAAGAGTTAGTTTCCGAACTTAACCGTTCTTACCTTTTTGGCTCTAATATCCACGAAGTTAACGAAAATGACGATATTCGTTTTTGTCGCTGGAATGGGCAAACTTCTGACGGTAAAAAATTTAGCAAAAACCGTGATGAGGATGACCCTGCTTTGCCGTTTGAAGGTGCGTCCGATGCTAGAGTTAGACTGATTGATAGAATCATTAATGAGCAGACTGCTCTTTGGATGAACGCATTGAAGGGTGCTAAACTTGGCGTATCTGGAAGAACTTCTGATGATTCGGCTACGGCTGGCGGTATGAGTATGCTTTTGGAATATGTTGGTAAAGGAAGACAGAACCAAGATATGCGAAGAGAGGCTGAAATGTATGGTCAGTACACAAACCAGTACGGATGGTCTGCTATGCACATTGGATGGGAACAGGAAATGGGAACGGTAGAAGAAAGATTTACTATTTCAGATTTGGTAAATATTGCGACTGAAATGGCTGGTCAAAATCCAAATAGCCCATTGGCATCTCTTCCAAGTGTAATTATTGACCCTGCTCAAGAAGAACTGGCTGTAACGCTTGTTTCTAATTATATGCCAGATTTTTCTGAAAAGGAAATCAGAAGACTTATCAAAGAAATGAGAGAACAGGGATTTGCTGTCATTTACAAGGAAACGCTTATTAAGAATCTTCCTGTTATTACAGCCCTTAAGCCGTATGATGAAATTTCTTTCCCGCCAGAAACCATTTACCTTCAGAAGGCTCGTCTAATTTTCAGAAAGGTATTTATGACGGAACTGGAAGTTCGTTCTATGATTAGCACGGATGGCTGGAATGAAGAAGGTGTTGAGGATGCTATTAAAACAAAGGGTATGTTTACGCTTTGGAGAGACCCAAACATTGTCCCTATTAATCGTTCTATGAATGACTATAGGAGCAAGACTGCTAATCTAATTGAAGTAAGTTATGCCTACTACAGACAACTTAATGAGTCTGGTAACCCTTGTATTTATTACACCATTTTTTCTCCCAACGCACAGGGTGATACATATTTGAAGCACGGCAAACTGGGTTATGCTCACGGCAAATATCCTTTTGTTGTGCTTCGCAGGGAGTACATTCGCAAAGCCGTTTACGAAAGCCGTGGAATCACCGATATCCTATCTACAGACCAAGCGGAACTTAAGGCACAGCACGACTCGATGAGAGACCGTACAGCCTTCGAAACAGTTCCTCCACTAATGTATAAGAGACGAGTTGGCGGTACTGGAAGAATCGGACCAGCAATGTTACTCCCTGTTTCTGATGTAAATGACTACAAGTGGATGGAGCCTCCGAGAGGAACTCCTACTATTGCTGAGTTTGTCGTGTCTACTGTGGAAAAGAATGCTTCT